TGCCGTCGTGGCGAACACGGCGGCCGACCACGAGGGTATCAGAAACCTCACAAATTCGTTTGAATACGATGATGTGAAACTTACAGTTCCGCAGGCTACAGCATGGCTGGCCGGTGCTGTAGCTGGTGCTGATTACACTACCTCTCTGACATATACAGTTGTTGCAGGCGCTACGGCGGTTGTGGGGGAAAAGAACAATGAAGAATCCATTGAGGCCATTAAGGCAGGACAGACATTCTTCAGCGTGAACGATTCGGGCCAGGTTATTCTTGAATATGACATCAATTCAAAAGTGACCTTTACGCAGGATGACCCTGTAGACATCTACAAAGGACGTCCATGCCGTGTATATGACACCTTTGCAAACGATCTGCTCATTACGTTCGTACCGGGCAGGTTTGACAATGATTCTGCTGGATGGACAGTTATGGAAGGCCTTGGACGCGCTATGCTCCAGGCGTATGCGGATGATGGGGCAATCCAGAATGTAGATCTTGAATCTGACTTCGTGGTGGATACGGGGGCATCTTCTGGAGACAGCGTATATATCACGGTTGGTATGCAGGCTGTTGATTCGGCAGAGAAATTCTACTTTACAGTAATTGCACGATAGGAGGGATGAACAATGGCTTCTAAAAGAGTAAATAAGAGTCCACTTTCTGCGAGAGAAGGCCAGGTATATCTTGACGGAACCCTTGTAGCTGATGCCACAAAATTCAATCTGGTATTCACGCCAGACGTCTGGGAAGGAAAATGCCTCGGTGAGATGGGTACCAACAGACGTTGGACCGGCTATACCATTACCGGTACAATCGAGCAGTGGAAGACCAACAACAACTACAAAAAGAAGATTCAGGAATATCTCAAATCTGGCGCCACTCCTGAATTTAAACTCCAGGGTGTGTGCGAAGACAAGAATTCTGATTATTACGACCAGAATAAGAAAGATACCATTACTGTAGTTGGATGCGTAATGACAGGTGATATTTCCCTGATGGATCTTGACACAGACGGTGATGTAGTCAAAGAAAGCATCAAATTTGGCGCGAAGAATATTGCGTAAGAGCTGCAGACAGCGTGGGAGGCGTAAGCCTCCCTTTTGTTTTGATAAATAACAAGATCAGGAGGATGATTACATGGATACAAATTTGAAAGCGTTTATGAAAGAGGAACTGAAAACCAGAGGCACTATGGAATTTCCTGGCATTGAGAAGTTTAAGGATGAAAACGGAAATCCGATCCCGTTTATCATTAAAAGATTGTCCATGAAAGACATCAAAGATATCCGAAATTTGTACAGGAGAACAGAAGTATATCGCGATAAGCGTAACGGAAACAGACCAGTCATTGAGAATGGCCAGGTATCTGTTATCAAAGAATATGATTCCGAGAGAGCTGGACTCCAGATTATGGTGGATGCGTTTGTTCAGCCGAAGCTGGATGATGAGGAATTGATGGAATATTATGGTGTCCTTGATCGCCTGGATATGCCGGAAATTATCTTTTCAGACAGAGAAGATTTCCGCTATGCAAATGAGTGTGTTATGGAAGCCTGCGGCCTGCTGAATAAGCAGGACGAATCGGAGACCATTGAGACAATAAAAAACTGATGTCTGGTGCGGTAGAATCAGCTGACACATTGGATTGGCAAATAGCACACATTCTCTGGCAGAAGCGTGGCCTGAGAATGGAGGAATATGCAGAAATGCCAAGAAATGTTCAGTTGGCATATATCGCATCAGAACAGCTGGCAAAAGAGTATCCTATCGAATCAACCGATAGACTTGCAAGTGTTTATATCAAAACAAAGTAGCGGAGGTAAAGTATGGATGATGTTTCTGTAAAACTTTCACTACAGGATGATGCGAGTGCGAAACTCTCGCAGATATCCTCGTCAGCCAGAACTGCATCCAGTCAGCTCCAGCAGATGGGGCGGCAGATCGACAATGCTTTTAAGTCGAAGTCACCCGAGCAATTTGCAAGCCGGTTGGGAGATGCAGCTGAGGAAGCATCGGACGGATTCGAAACCCTCGGAGATTCCGTAGAAAAAGCGATGCAGGATTTAGAAAGAGGGATGAACATTGATGTATCCGGTCAGTTTGATGATGCTGCGGACAGCGCCAGCGACCTTGCAGAAGCCGCTGAAAAGGCCGGAGAAAGCGTTGATGATCTTGCAAGTTCTGCACAAGGACTCGGAGAAAGTGTGGACGGTATAGGCGAAGGAGGAGACCTGGGCGGCCTTTCCGAAGAAGCGAATAGTGCTGGAGAGGCAATGGAAAAAGCCGAAGGGAAGGCGTCTGGTTTTGCTTCTGCGCTGAAAAAGCTATTTGCCGTGGTTTCCGCTGCGGCGATTCTAAGCAGTGTTACTGGTTATGTGAATGATTCGATCGATCTTGGGCAAAATTACACGGCTATGATGTCCGAAGTGCAGGCCATTTCAGGTGCCTCTGCAGCCGATATGGAACAGCTTGAGAACACTGCTCGATCGTATGGAGCAACAACAGTGTTCTCTGCTACGGAGGCGGCAGAGGCGTTGAAATATATGTCCCTTGCGGGCTGGTCTGCGAACCAGTCATCATCTGCCCTGGGAGGCGTATTGAACCTGGCAGCGGCATCCGGCATGGAACTTGGCCAGGCGTCAGACATGGTAACTGATTACCTGTCTGCTTTTGGTATGGAAGCAAGCGATGCTACCTACTTTGCAGATATGCTTGCATTTGCCCAGTCAAATTCCAATACAACTGCAGAACAGTTGGGTGAGGCATACCGGAACAGTGCCGCAAATATGCATGCCGCCGGACAGGACGTCGAGACCACAACCTCGTTACTCGAAGCTATGGCAAATCAGGGTTACAAAGGTTCCGAAGCAGGCACATCTCTGGCGGCTGTAATGAGAGACATTACGAACCAGATGGAAAACGGAGCAATCAAAATCGGAGACACCTCAGTATCAGTCCAGGATGCATCTGGAAATTTCAGGGACCTGACGGATATCCTGACGGATGTAGAGGCGGCCACTTATGGAATGGGAGACGCAGATAGAGCGGCGGCTCTCGGAGCTACCTTTACTGCGGATTCGATCAAGGGCATGAACATGATCTTAAATGAGGGCATGGACAAGATTTCCGGGTACGAGGATGCGCTCCGCAGCGCAACAGGCACGTCAGAGACTATGGCTGACACAATGAACGACAATTTGACCGGCGACCTCGCAAATATGAACAGCGCATGGGAAGAAATGCAGTTGCAAGTATTTGAAGGAATGGAAGATACACTGAGAGAAGGTGTCCAGACACTGACCAGTGATTATATCCCGGCACTTACCGAATTTGTCCCGGAGGTAGCAGAAGCAGCGACTTCCGGTCTCGGAAAGATAGCGTCAGCCTTATCTCCGCTGATCACAACTGTGTTGAAGAACCCGAAAGGCGTGGCCGCAGCATTTACCAGTATAGGGGCAGGACTTGCAGCATTCAAGACTGCTGGATTGGCCAAGGATATGCTGACAACGGTAGATGGCACATCAAAACTGACAAGTACCTTGACTAATCTTGGAGATGTCCTGACAGAAAACTGGTGGGCGGCTGGAGCTGCATTAGTGACTACGTCCGTTGCGGCGATAGGATTTGCCATTGATCAGTATAATGATATGCAGATAGAAGAAAATCTAAACAGCCATTTTGGAGATATATCATTGGATACCAGCCAGATAGAAGTACTTGCAGGACAAATAGTTGATGTAGATTTTACAGCAGATATGCATGTGGCAGATGTATGGTTTAATGAGGCGGAACAACTGGTATCTCAAGGAGAACAACTGCTTGCAGAAAATGATTTTCTCTGGTGGCAAATAAATAATGTTGGATTAACAACAGGAGCTGGAGATGAAATAATTTCAAATTCTGAAGAATTTCAGAAAACCATAACAGATGCAATTGAAAAAGATGTATATCCTGCAACTTTAACAGTTGAGGCACTTCTTGGGGATGCTGATGCAGGGCCGATTGTGGAACAAATGCAACAGTGGGCAAGAGAGGATACAGAAACAGTTGAGGCGATGGGTTCAGCTGTTTCAGAACTTCTTGGTAGAGCTTTTGAAGAAGGTGCAGATACAGCTGATATTGAAGCGGCTGTGCAAATATTGCAAAAAAAGATGTTGGATATTGTTAACGGTCTAAATGAATCTTCTTTAGAAGGCGAACTGAAATGGTTACAGTTTTCAACGGAAGGCGCTGCCCTTGATGAGGAATCATGGTCTGGTGTTGTAGAAAAAGCAGTCGAGCTACAACAAGAGCAAGAATCACTTGTTGAAAGTGAATATCAGAATACATT